ATAATTTAGGAGGTGGAGGAGGCGGATATTAATTATGAGTATATTAACAAAAATATTTTCTAGCGGAGCAGCTGATCTTGTAAAAGGTGTTGGTGGTGTTATAGATAATTTACATACATCTAAAGAAGAAAAGCTTGAAGCAGAAAGAAAGATAAAAGAATTAATTTCTAATTATGAAATAGAGATGGAAAAAAATATTACATCTCGTTGGGAGGCAGATTTAAAATCAGACTCATGGCTTAGTAAAAACGTTAGGCCAATGGTTTTAATATTTTTAATAGTGTGTACTATGTTATTAATATTTATAGATGCAGGTGCATTAAATTTTGAAGTAAAATCTACTTGGGTTGATTTATTGCAGTTAGTATTAATAACAGTTATTGGAGCTTATTTTGGAGGAAGATCTTTAGAAAAGGTAAAAAAATAATATGGAAAAATTAGATGATAGCCCTGAAGTATTGTTATATGAGTCAATGACAAACTCTTATATGATTATAACAAACAAGCTATCATTTGATGAACTATTAGATTATAATGGATGTGCGCTACCGTTTAACCCTAAAAAAAAGATTGATAATCATGTTATTGATAAAATAATTGATTATTTTTGTATATTAGAAGAATTTGAAAAGTGTGCGGAGCTTAAAAAGTTAAAAGAATCTAAAAAATATAAGAAAAATTTTATAAATTTGTAAAAAATTAAAAAACAATGGCAAAAAACTACACATTAAATGTTGCGCTAAACATGTCTGCTGTTACTTCAACTGGATACACACAAGGCTTATCAGGTGCATTTGCAATGAATATTACTGGTGTTGATCAAGTAGCTACAGGAAGAATTGATTGTGCTACAGACGGAGACGCTACAATTATGGCTGCGCCTGGATACGGTAAAGCAATATATGTAAGAAATTTAGACAATGCAAATGTTTTAGAAGTTTATGGAGGAGCTTCTAGTGACAATGATTTATTAGGAGTTTTAAAGGCGGGTGAATTTTTATTTACAATTCTACGTGATACAGATACAGTAACGGCAAGAGGTTTAGGAGGTACAGTTACTGCGGAATATTTTGCTGTAGAAATAGATGCAAACGCTTAATAAATAATATTAAAATATAATAAAATGGCAACACAAAGTTTATCAATAACAGCATCAGGATCTTTTAGTTTAGTAGACTCTGAAGGAGTTACAGTATTTTCATTCTCACCTTCTTTTACTACTGCGGCAGAAGTAACTGATTCAACACAAATGCATACAGGAGAAATATTAGCTGGTACTTCAGCTACTACAATTAATACTGCACACAACAATAAAGATTTAATATATACATTTGTAAAAAATGTAGATACTGATTATGTTGTAACAGTACAAGCAGATGGTGATGATATAGCAGATTTAGCTCCAGGTCATTGTTTTTTCTCTCCAGTCCACATAGATGGCGCTGGTGATGCGTCAAACAATTTAGATTTAGACGCTGCAACTGCTGCACAAAAATGTCAATATTTAATCTGTGACGGAAAAGATACTGGTATTAACACTGACGATTAATAGTTAAAAGGGGAAAGGCATACATGCAAACGTTCTCTGAGTACCTTTTTAATTTCTTAAATAATAAATAAATGAAGCTTAAAGTATTAAGATTTAGTAGCCAGGAGGATAGCACTTCTGGTTTACTTTTTTTAGAGGGAGACCTAGGTTTAGAATTTCTATGCTATACGCTAGAAGATGAGGCTAGGGCTTTAAAAATAAGAGGAGAAACAAGAGTGCCTGCTGGTACTTATGAAATTAAATTAAGAACTGAAGGTGGTTTTCATGAAAAATATAAAAAAAGATTTTCGTCTATTCATAAAGGGATGTTACATATTATTGATGTCCCAGGTTTTGAATGGATTCTTATACACACTGGCAATGATGATTCTCATACTGCTGGATGTTTACTTGTGGGTGATTCACAAGAAAACAACATCATTATTAAGGATGGATTCATTGGGAAATCAACTAATGCGTACAAAAGAATATATCCAAATATTGCTAAAGCGATAAAATCAGGACAAGACGTAACTATTGAATATGTAGATTTTGATATTATACCTGAATAATAATGATAAAGTGGATAGGTCAGCATATATGGGATTTTGTATCTAGATTTCGTAATGATGTTTATTTAGAAAGCCTTACTACTACAGATTCAGATCCAGATAAATTTCTTGCTTTAGACGCAGATAATAAAATTGTTTATAGAACAGGATCAGACATTCGTTCTGATATAGATGCTTCTACTCCTGAAGCAGCATCAACTACATCTGAAGGAATTGTTGAGCTAGCAACAACAGCTGAAACAACAACAGGTACTGACACTAGTAGAGTTGTTACTCCTGATGGTTTAAAAGATGGCTTTCAAGGGTCTACAAATATAGATACTTTAGGAACTATTACAACTGGAGATTGGAGGGGAACAGCTATTAACGGTACATATATTAGTACTTTAAATCAAGACACAACTGGATCTGCCGCTACACTTACAACTACAAGGGCCTTTCAAACTGATCTTGCAAGCACATCTTCTGCTAATTTTGACGGAAGTGCAGCAAACACTCATGGCGTAACTGGAACTCTAGCTGTAGCTAATGGAGGAACTGGTTTAACTAGTATATCTACTTTATTAAATTCTAATGTAACTTCTGTATCTGGTAACGCTGGAGGATTAACAGCAAGCACAAGTAACTCTATAGGTGTTGGTAGTGTAGAATTAGGCCATGCAGATGATACTACGATAGCTAGAAGCGCTTCTGGAACTGTTACTATAGAAGGTAAAGAAATAATGACAAAGGATAAAAAAATCCATATTCAACAAACTTCTTTTAATGATGATTTAACTACTACAGAGCACTTTATACCTTTTAACACTACAACGGAGCATGCTAATATAACTAATATAGCTATACCAATGGTAATGCCAGTTGATGGTAAATTATTAAAAATACACATGAGAGTTAATAATCACCATAATACTACAAGTAATACAGTTACTTTTAAGTTATATGATGTAGATGATGGTGAAATTTGGAATGCTGGTAACTCTAATGTCCTAGGAACAAAGGTTATAGACGGAACAGCAAAAGAAGATCTTATGGTTGCTGATTTTACAGACTTAACTACATCAGGGTCTAGCGGTACAAACGCGTTTTCTGCTGGAGATTTAATAGGTGTAACTATAAAAAATTCTGTAGATTTAGCTACAACAAATTATTTAGTAACAATGGTTTTTGAATTAGATTTTAGTTCTTATTAATAAATAATATATTATGCCTATAATAAAAGATAAATACGAAGGAAAAGGATCACAAACTAGATCTAAATTTTTAACAAGAAAAGAAAATAAAGCTATGTCTGCGCAAGCTCCTTCTGGTCTTTCTGAGCAACAAAAAAGAGAAATAGCTAAAAATTCTTATAGAGCTAATCCTGAAAATTCAGCACAAATAAGTAATATTAGTTCAAACATTAATCCTGTAGGATTAAATATTGTAAATAATTTAATTATAGATTCTACTAAAACTAATATTTTAATTCCTTTAGTTTCTATATTAAAAGGCGGGTCATTAAACAGTCTTATAATAAACAATTTTAACGGTTCAAGCGCTGCTGCTACAATGGGTGTTCATTGGAGTTATGGAGACCAATCAAGACTAACTCCAACTATTTCAAGTGGCGTAGTTACTGCGTCTAAAGGGGCTGAATTAAACTGTATATTTCAAGGGTCTGTACCTTATTTAGCTGGAGTAGATTTATCACAAATAACTAATACAGCGTTTAAAGATGTAAGTAAAGCTATTTATTTTTACATTACATCATCTCAAGCAGGCCCAACTATAACCTTTAGCACAAGCAGTGTCTAAATATTGTATTCCTATATGGCTTTCTAATTGGGTTTTTAAAGATTCAAAAAACAAATTATATAGACTAGATAATGTTGTGGTTAAGGGGTATAATAAAGGAAGTATATTTACTGATCAAAAAATTGTTAACAAAACTGTTAATAAATTAATAGGAAGTCGTTCAAAGAAAAAGCTTGTTCCCGTAAATTTAACACTCATAAGTCAACACGGCTATGGTGTTGAAGAAATTAAAAAATAGAACATGTCTTTAAATGATGAAATCAGAGAGTATTTATTAAACAACCCTCACTTAATGCGTAGTAAGTACGCAGATACTGCTAAAAAATTTGGCACTAATTACGAGCAAATAAGAACTTTAGCAAGGGCTATTAGAAAAAAGAATCCAGATACAGAGCCAAAAGAAAAAGAAGTTATTAACTTTCAAGAAACTAAAACTAATGCTGTATTAACCGCAGAAAATTGCACAAGAGTAAAGTCTTTAGAAGACCTTTTGTCTGAGTGTAAAGTAGATTTAGATAATTGGGAAGTAGATAAATACGATATAGGTACGTATGAAGTGACAGGGTTTGACAATGATAGAAATCCTATTACAGTTACTATGTTTAGAACTAAAGCTTTTCTTAAAAGAATAAGGCCAGAGCTTAATATTAAAAAACTAAAAGCAGAACTTATTGAAGATTTACGTAACCTATCTCCTAAAGTTTCAAAGATTAAAAGAAAAAGACCTAATGATAGAAATGATCTACATCTATTAGAAATATCAGCTTTTGACTTACATTTAGGTAAAATTGGTATTAAAGGAGATGAGTATAGTTTAGATATAGCTGAAGAACGTCTTTTAAGCGCTATAGAACACTTATTATATAGAGCTCAAGGGTATTACATAGATAAGATACTTTTTATCGTAGGACATGATTTATTAAATTCTGATAAAGATTGGCCTATACCTGCTACAACAAGAGGCACTCCTCAATTTAACTCAGATTACCATATAGATATTTATAGGCACGCAAGAAAGCTTATGATAAAAGCAATAGACATTTTATCTGAAGTTGCAGATGTGCATGTTATGGTAATACCTGGTAATCATGATAGAGAATCTGTTATGCATCTTGGTGATACTCTAGAGTTATATTATGAAAATAATAAAAATGTTAAAGTAGATAATAGTGATTGTTTAATGAAGGCTATACCTTATGGTAATAATCTTATTATATCTGATCATGGTGACGGACCTAAAACAAATGATCTTCCTGGTATAATAGCTCAAAGATTTAAAAACTTATGGAGTAATACTGTATACGTAGAAGTACATAGAGGTCATTATCATACTAATAAAGCCATGAAGTTACAGGCCATAGAAGAGCTTAACGGTATAACCGTTAGAAACTTATCATCTATGTCTGCAACTGATTATTGGCATGACAGCAAAGGATTTATAGGAAATATAAAGAAAGCGCAAGCGTTTATATATAGTAGGCAAAATGGATTACAAGGTATACTTAACTATAACGTAACCCTTTAAGTTTTTCTATATGCTTATCTACTCGTTTTAGCCATTTAGCTAATCTAGTTCTATATTTAACCCACTTTCTAATTTCGTTTTGTTTTGTCATCTTCTAATATTTTAATTAAAACATTTTTATTATGTAAAGGTCTAGCGTTTTTGCCTCTGTGTAGATTTAAGGCATAATACTCAGACGGTTTATAAATTTGCTTAACCTCTCTAACTAAATTTTTAGAATCGTATTTAACAATCCATCTTGTGTCTTCTTCGTGTGCGGTTTTTTTTAAATGCGTTAAAAATCTCATATTATTTATTTATTTTAGCTATTATACTTGACTCAGGAAACATTAAGTAATCAACATCTTCATGATTAATTTTCATAGCATGCATGGGTTGATATATAACATAATCTCCTTCTTTTAATTCTTTAACTTTATTACCAACAGAAACAACTGTTCCTGTATTAGGAATTTCTGCTTCTGCTTTAGATAATATTATTCCTGACTCTGTTGTCTCCTTTACAGTTTCTGGCGTTATTAAAACTTTGTTGTTTATCATTTGTATCATAGTTCAAATTTTTTATGGGTGTTGCCCGTTATTAAACATAAATAATCTTGCTCTGTAGTATAGACTCTTCTTCTACAATTTTTATTATGAAACCCTAATCTATGTAAGATATATTTAATACGCTTCATAATCATCTTCAGTGTATTTATCCCTCCATTTATCTAGTTCATTAAAATATAAATCTCTAAATTTATCCATTTCTTTTTCTAGTTCTTTACATTCTTTTATTTTTATTATAAAAGCTGTTGCAAATCCTATAATAAAACCTATTGCTAAACTTATTGTAATTATTGTCATAATTGTATATTCTATATTATTCATACCAAACCTTATAAATCTTACATCCGTTAGATGTTGTACAAGCAAGTTCTTTTCTTTTTACAACCTTTTGGTTTAATTGTTCTTTACTCCAATATTTTGGATTCTTGCTGTTTAGCTTTTTCTTTTTGCTCATATTCTTCCATATTTTTAATTATGTTATTTTCTTGCATTTCTAAACTTGATTTATATGCATGTGCACACAAACAGATAGTTGCTAATATAATAAATATTAATATAATTATTGCCATTTTAAAATATATATCTAATTTTATTCCAAGGTATTACCTTATCATGTAAGTCTTTAAATTGTTTAATGTATTCACGTTTTAACTTGTAATTATATCTAATATTTTCACATCCATATTCTGATATTTTAGTTTCTTGTATATTAGGAACCCATAAATCTATTTCTGTTTTTGGATTGTTTTTAAGATTTAAAGTATGTCTTTCTATGTTGTGTGTAAGAAATATACATTCTGATAAAACATTTTCTTTAATTTCTATATACTTATCCATTAATCTAAATAATTCAAAATAATCATTTAGCCATCCATCATACACCATTATAGGGCTAAAGTTTACATGCACATCGTAACCAGCAAATGTAAAAGCATCAATAGCTAATATTCTGTCTATAATTTTTGATGTATTTGGTTCGTGTAAATCAGCTTTATTTTGCGGTATTAAACTAAATCTAATACGTATTTTTCCTTTAGGATCAAAATATAACAAATCTTTATTTACATATTTAGTAGCAAAACTACCCATAATGTCAGGGTGATTTTTAAAAAATGTAAATATTTTTTCCCACTCATGGTGTTTAGCGTGCAAAGCAAAATCTTCATTGCAGCTTATATCGTATGTAATATATTTTTCATGCGTTTGATTAGGTTTTTCTATTTGTGCAAATGCTGCATGCGAGTTTATTTCAGTAAGTATGTCTTCTGTATTAGTTGCTACACCTAAACCAAAAGGCATATGGCGCTTCATATAACAGTATGAACAATTATAGAGGCAACCATAACCAAAGCTTGGTGATATAAAATCTGTTGACCTACCAGAAGGCCTAATTTTAAATGTCTTTCTTTTTACTTTCTTTACTTTCATGTTTTAATCTTTCTAATTCAAATTCTAAATGAGCTATTGCTTTTGTAATGCAATCTATTGGTGATTTATGTTTACGTTTTGCACGCAAAATATATGTGACTGCTGTCCCACAGTTATACGAAAGATCAAAGTCTTCTACTACTTTGCGAGCTTCGTATTTATGATACTTTCCTATATAATAAGATGGTATTCTTTTATCTCCAGTGGTATTTGCAATATATCCATTTCTACCCACTTCCCAATAATGCTCATTATGTTTTGTCATTAGTCTAATTTAGTTTTAAAGTGATCAATTATTTTATTCATTTGTCTTTTGTAGAATAAATCAAAGTCTACATATTCCATTTGGCCTGTATCTCCATTAAGATTTTTAGGCTGTGTTTTTTCCCATAGCTTATAAAGCACTCCCCTCATTCTTTGACTAGGAGTTTTTTCACTAAACTCTGCGTTAGTTGTTGCTTTTTCTACTGCATCTATCTGGTCTTGATTAATATGATTAGCTGATATTAATACATAGCCAGGTCTTTTAATTAATCCAAATAGATTAACCATAGTTTCGTGTGCCAGCTCAGGAGTACCTACATAGATACGTAGGCTCCCGTCTGCTAAGGTACTAACTTTATCAATACCCCCTTCAAATACTACTGAATTTTTCATTTTTTTAATCTTTAATTTCCCCGTTCATAATCATTTCTATTGCCTTGTCTTGACGTTCTTTTCTATCTTTTCTGTCTTTTTTTGCAATATCATAAGTAATTTTGTCATAAAAATCCTTAAATACAAATCCTATAAAATTGCCTTCTGCATCATATGCTTTTACTGCTCCTTTTGGTGTTCTTCCTTTTGGTATTTTCATAATATATCTTCGTTCATTATATGTATAGTTCTTTCTGATTTTTTGTCAAGATAATCAAATCCTTGGCTAGGCCAATAATCATTATCAAGACAATATTTATATATTTCTAGGTCTGTGTTATACAAATCTCTACCCATATCTATAAGATTATCTCCCAACTGTATTATATTAATACTAAATGGTGGATTTTTCTCTATAGCTACAATATAGAACTCCTGAGCCTTTACAGCGTCCATATAGAATGCAGCCTGCTTATAGTACTTAAACTTCCTTACAGAGCTTGCAAAGCCGTAATAAGAGCTATCTTGTGTTGTCTTTAAATCTATTATAATATTAGCATCTTTATTATAAACATCTAGCATGCCTCTACATTTTATATCCCAGAAGTCATTATTCCAAGCAATAATATGTTCTTTAATACCATTAGTAAGTAATGTTTTAGCATCACTATCTCTCATTATTTTTTCAGTCATTTGATTCATAAGATGATAATCTTGTTCTGAAATAACAGTTTTTAACATATTAGACTTAATAAATTCTGCATAATCTGTTTTACCTTGTTTAGTTCGTTTATCAAACTTAGGCGCTACAACATAATTATTAGCAAACTCTTCTGGTTGCAATACATTCATGTGTAATGCTGATCCAAATTTCATAGCTGGTGTAGTAGGTTGTGGATTGTCCATAGCAAACCTAAAGTATTCTGGTGATTTACCAGTAAGATTATTCAGCATACTGTTAGATACATATTCTGTATCTTGATAGTAGCTGTCATGCGTAAGGTTGTGATTTTCTATTAATTTCATGTGTTTGATTTTAGAGACATTAAGACCCTCCCGAAGGAGGGCCCCAATGCAATCAAAACAAAAACCATGCGAACATGGACAAGAAAGTTCTACAAAAGTAGTAAATTATTCTTTTGCTCCCGTATCTTTCTCTTGTTTGTTTTGATTTTTCTCTTCTTCCTTTTCTTTATTTTGATTGTCTTGTTCTAGTTGATTGTCTATTTCATCCATTCTTTTAAGAATATTTTGAGCTTCTGGTATCTGTAAACAATAATCATGTAAACTATTTCTAAAGCCATCTAATTCTTCTTTTGCAAATTTACCTTTAGATGTATAATCTTTATGAACCCAAGTTAATAACGCAACCTCATGAGATCTTAATGCATCTGACATTGCTTTCATTGTATCTGATATAGGTTTTTCTACTTTGTAGCTTTTACCCATAATTTTGATTTTTTCTTTTTTAGTTTTTAACGCCATCTAATTCTTTTTTTAATTGTTTAATTTTTGATTTTAATTTATAATTGTTATCTAATAGTATTTCAACTAACTTTTTTTCTCTTTCTAATTGAGAGCTTATTGGAGAATTATAAAATTCAACCAAATATTCTTTATGCTCTAATAAGGTTTCATCTGCTACATTATGTAATCTTTTAATATGTGGATAAACTGATATAAAGTTTTCCATATTTTTAACTTGATAAATAATAGATGCATGATTTCTTTTTAAAGCTTCAGCTATTTCTTGATATTTCATTCCTAATGATTTTCTTAAAATAAATGCTAAAGTCATTCTGTGTTCTACTAATTCTCTTCTTCTAGATTTATGATACAATTGCTCTATTGTTATATTAACTTTTTTGCAATAATCTAAAAGAAAATTTGTTAATGCTTGATTTTTTGTCATAATACTTTTATTTTTACTCCTGAATCATTTTTGTCGTATTTATACTCGCCAAAGCTAGGTATTACACAATCACAATTATCATCTTCTATGTAATCATATGTAACCATTAAGTCTTGAACTGTTTGACAAGGATTTATATAATCAAACTTTCTTCTGCTATTTCTTATAAATGTAAATTCTATTTTGTATGGCATTTCTTTGTCTTTAATTAGTTCTTCAAACTTTTCTTTGTTTTTAATCCAGTCTTGTTTTGTGTTTTTTATATAATTCATTACTGTTTTAGAATGAATTAAATATTTACCTGTCCATCGTTTTCCGTTTTTACTAGAGGGGACATTTCCTGCTATAAATATCTCTGCCATATTGCAAAGATAATAATAAATTTGAGAGTTTCACCCTTGGAGTTGTGGCGCACTTAAATCTTAAAAGTTTAACCTGTCTAGCAGGACACTTACCTGATCCTAGGGATCTGTTATCTCTCTCATTTATATATCTTTAGAACGGCATATCTTCATCATTAGAAGTTGCAGCCATAGAACTATTAGCTTTATTCCATTCAGAATGCTTCATACTAAATTCAGACATTTGCTCATCAGTTAGAGTCTGGTTCATGTCATGATTATATGTACACTTTCCTCCTGATTTTGCTGACCATCTATATTTAGTTGAAGTTCTAATAACAGGTTCTTGATTTTCTTTATTTATACCTATATACTCTTCTGATATAAATGTAATCATTAAAGACTTGCCAATAGCTTCGTTCATAGCTTTACTGTCATCACTAAAGTCTGTTATTCCTGCGTTAATAAGAAAGTCTTTGATTTGTTTAGCTTTCCACTCTCTTGTAGACGCTTTGTCTGTTTCTTTAACTACCCAGAATCTACACCTACCTACTTTGCCATTGCTTGATACAGCGTATTGTATAAATGGTGAGCCTTTGTAGTCTTCTAGATTATCTGAAGTTGTTAAAGCTGTAATTTTACATTCATGAGCCCCAGTAGTAATATATTCTACTTTTTCGCCTTTAGCTCTTGTTGTTGTTGTTGTGTTTAAATTAAACGGTAATGCACTCATTATTTATTGTTTTTGATTTTCCAGTTAATATACTTAGTTAATGTATCTCCATCAAAGATAATCTTATCTTTCTCAGGAGCATATGGATAGTCTTTACCTTTCCATTGTTTTGTAGTTAAAGTCTGTATTGGTAATCTGTATAAAAATCTACCTATACCCCATTCTACACATGCACGTTTAAATGCATCTGACACATGACCTTTGTCTTTTTCTACTTTAGATTCTGATCCTGTGTCTGATTTCCACACCCATT